GTGTGCATCAGGACCAATCAATCTGCAAGTTCTGTTTACATTTGCGAGACCTAAAGCGCATTTCCGGACTGGCAAGAATTCAGCGATCATGAAGCCGACAGCACCATTCTGGCACACTCAGAAACCGGATAGAACAAAGCTGTTGCGGTGCCTGGAAGATGCTTTCAAGGGTGTGCTCTGGAAGGATGACAGTCAGGTGATTTCGGGAGAGGCTCGCAAATGTTGGGGCGATGAGGATTCCGCTTTTGTCATCGTTGAAACTGTGGAGCAACCAAATGAAATCCAAGCGAGCTGAGATCAGGTTTTCGCGAACTGAAATGGAAGTCATGCCACAGCATCAACTATTGGAGCTGAAGCGAATCGGCACGGAATATGAGCGAATGCACGCGAATGCCATCTTGGATGATCGCTCAAACGGCAACACATCAAATCATGGCTATCCAGCAATCACCGAACTGATGGCCAGTACCAAAGGCCAACGATCTGTGACCGGCATCCCAGTAAAACAAAATCGTTACTTGAATGGATACCACCAGAACAAGAAAGTGAAACATGCTTACAGAGTTTCGCAAATTGACATGGAGAATGATGCATGAGCTGTCCTGATTACTACCTGTTGGCCAGTGGTCGCGAGTTTATCGACTTTGCCAACAATGAGCTGAGTGCCTGGCTGAAACCGCGAGTGAGTCATGAAGTTTACCACTGCATTATCTCTGCGATGGAGCACAGGTTTCGACGCGGAAATAAAGAAGGTGAAGCCGAGACAGATCAAGCGGCGGAAGCATTCTGGCTTTCTCAAGCAATAAGAACGAAAGACGAAAGCAAATACTTTATGAATGAAATCATACCAGTGGTTCTGGCTATGGTAGACACAGAGAGACGCAAGAAAGACAAGAAGAGGCAAACACAATGATTGAGCAAAGATGGTGCACGACTGATGGCACAAGCTGGACCCTATCCCACGGCAAGTATTGGGCGCATATTGAGTTGTCTTTTGACAACACCAGCTATTTTGCAAGCATTGGAAGTGTGAAAGACAGACCACCAGAAGAACTTTCTTGGGATCAGCTTAACAAAGATGACTGGAGTGGTGACTTTGACTGCTTAAAGAGAGCCAAAGAGTCGTGCATTTGGGCTATTTTGAATAAAAAAGAGCAAGCCGAGGCGATAGCCAGTTTATCACCATACGAAGGCATATTTGACAGGGAAAACTATGATGATCAATCTTGATGATATTGCAGCACTTACAGACAGCGAAGGCAAGGCGGTTGCTCTGAGCCTTTGGAATCGTTTGCAGATCGTGGACAAGGCGTTTCGTGAAATGGCGGCTCAGTTTGATTACTCTGGCCTGAAGGGTGACCGGATGTATAAGGCGTATATTGACTGGGCCGAGTCCGAAGGTCAAACTGGGGGTGAAAAATCTTGAGCACCCTATTGACGATCGGTGGGTCCTGTGATTATCGTCAAGATATGAATGAACCATTAGGTTCAGACTCGATCGCTCCCACGGATGGGGAAATCGACCAGAATATCACAAGGCGACTTATCCGTTCTATCCACGGCGTACAACCTGTTTTGATAGGTGTGGACGCATCTGGCTGGACGGAAGGTACGCCGAATCAACCCTGTCCTCATTGTGTTGATGGGCGGAAGGTTGAGCAGCATCGCTATGCGATTTGCTTATCATGCACGCGAGCCAGCAAACAACTGGACGCGGCGATCAAACGAGCCATGACAGAACAAACGGAACTCATGGCTTTTTGGGCCAAGTTCCGCAACATAGCAATCAAGCAACGCGCTTTGATGCAGCGACTGCGGCGGAAGGGTGTGATTGACAAGCCTGGACGAGGGAATCATGGCGCTAGGCCGCATGGATATCAAGGAAACGAATGATCACCGAGGTAACACCGAATCATGGCCAATCCGCAAAACTTAAAACCACCTTGGCCTAAAGGCGTTTCTGGTAACGAACGTGGTCGGCCTAAGAAACACTCTATGCAGGCTGCGCTTGGGCAGTTGCTGGACGCTAATCCTGAAGTCTTGCGATCGCTGATCGACAAAGGAATTCAAGAGGCGATCAATGGCGATTTCCGTTACTGGAAAGAGATTTACGATCGGCTTGATGGCAAGGTTGCCAGCAGCATCGAAATCTCTGATAAGCCCCAAGTGGACTGGGCGGCCATAGACAATGAGTGCGACACACCGCCACGACAGACAGTTGATCCCAAAGGGGCTAAACCGGTTTCTACAGGCCGCAAAGCCGGATCACCAGTGGTCGCCCGAACACTTGGCGGAGTGCCGCCGGGCGCTGGACAGGGTGACGACAGGTGATGTCAAACGGTTGATGCTCTTCCTACCGCCCAGGCACGGCAAGAGCGAGCTGGCAACGATCCACTATGCTGCTTATAGATTATTGGTGGATCAAGGTTTACGGATAATTATTGGAGCTTACAACCACTCGCTGGCCTGCACTTTTAGCCGACAAACGCGACGCATCGCTAAAGAGTTTGGATTCAACTTTAGCGACGATCAAAACAAACAGAATCAGTGGTCAAGCGAACATGGCGGCGGGCTTTATGCGGTCGGTGTCGGATCGGGTGTGACCGGCTATGGTGCCGACCTGGTGATCATTGACGACCCAGTGAAGTCACGAGCTGAAGCCGAATCACCCACCTATCGTGCTCGCGTCATGGACTGGTACCAAAACGACCTCTACACACGCCTTCACCCTGGTGCTGCAATTGTCCTGATTATGACACGCTGGCACTCTCTCGACTTGGCTGGCCAGTTGCTTGAACAGGCCAATGAAGGTGGCGAACAATGGGAAGTGGTCAGTCTGCCTGCCATTGCTGAGGATGATGACCTAATTGGCCGCCAGCCTGGTGAGGCGCTTTGGCCAGAACGATATTCCGTGGAAGACTTCGACCGAATCAAAAAGACCGTCGGTTCTTACGCCTTTTCCGCTCTCTATCAACAGACACCAACGCCACGCGATGGAGGCTTTTTCAAGCCTGAATGGTTCAAGATCGTTGAGCCTGCTCCGATCCCAAACAACTCCAACTCATGCCGGGCATGGGATACAGCCGCCACGGTCGGTGGTGGTGATTACACTGCCGGTGTGTGGATGAGCAGGACCGGCGACATCTACCGTGTCAAGCACGTTTCACGGGGCCAGTGGTCACCGGCTACACGTCGCACAATCCAACGCCAGATCGCCGAGACCGACGGGCGCGAAACGATTGTTCACCTGGCGCAAGATCCCGGCTCGGCAGGTGTCGATCAAGTCCAGCATGACACTCGTAACCTTATCGGTTATGGAGTCATCAGCAAACGCCCCACAGGCTCGAAAGAAGTGCGGGCGATGCCGATGGCCGCTGCTTTTGAATCTAGTTCGATCGAGCTGGAAAAGGGCGATTGGAACCGTGACTTCATTGACGAATTGTGCTCATTTCCGACCGGCAAGCATGACGACCAGGTTGATGCTGCTGCTGATGCGTTCAACTATTTGTCTCCGATCCAGCCTTTCAGATACGTCTCCTGAAAACTATGCCAACACTATTTGAAAACATCCGCAGTCGGTTCACCAAGTCGGTGCGTGAAGGCGTCACTGCCAACACCGCTGACATTGCCGCGACTTCATGGACTGTGGACATGATGACCGGCTTATCGAACGACTACATGACCTTGGCTCGTCCGTACAACCAGGTGTCTGTGGTTCAAGCCGCGATTCAGGCCATGAAGCGCAACGCCACCAAGGCAATCATGCAGGTGGGCCGATGGGATGAGGATGGAGGGTTTACGCCTGTCTATCACCCTTTGCAGTCACTCTGGCAACGGCCAAGCCCCGGCGAATCGGATGCCACCGTTCTGGAACATCTTTATTGCAGCCTGTGCGATAACGGTAACGCTTATATCCAAGTGATCACGAACACGGCTGGCACTGCGGTGACCGAACTGATGCCGATCCCATCGCCTTGGGTCCTGCGACCCGTCATGGGCGAAAGCATCAACGAAGTTCTCGAATATCCAGTGATGGGGAGCGATTGGGGCCGGTCGTACAACTACTCTGTTCCCGCTGATTTGATGATGGCATTTCGCCAGGGCCGATCGACCTACGCTCAGAGCCGCGGTGTTTCAACGCTCGATTCTGTTGTGGCCGAAATGGCGCTGGTCAAGATCATCGGCCAGTATGAGACGACAGTTCTCAGTCGGTCTGGTGTGCCATCACTGATCGTCAGTTTAAAAACACTCGGCAATCTCAGTGACGCGCAATTGTCGCAGGTTCAAGCCGACCTGGCACGAGCTGTGAGTGGTAAAGCTGTGGGCAGGCCATTCGTCGGTACCAGCGAAATGGATATCAAGTCGCCGGGCTTCTCACCAAAAGATTTATCCGTGAGCGAGATGGCGGACCTTGCGACCGCTCGAATCTGTGGAGTCCTTGGATGGGCACCCATGAGCCTGAAACAGCCTGACACTGGGAAGACCTACAGCAACCTTGTCGAGGCCAACAAAGCGTCATGGCGCGATGCTGTGATTCCGTTCCTCGACTTGGTGGCCGGTGAGCTGACCAGGCTGGTCCAAACTTTGCCGATTGCCTGCAACGGTATGACCTCACAGCCTGATGAATCGCTGTGTGTTCGGTTCGACACCAGCCAGATTGAGGAATTATCCGTCGATCGAAAGGCGCTGATGGACATCGCCACCGCGGGTGTGAATGCGGGCATATTCACGGTTAACGAAGCTCGTGCCACACTCGGACTTGGTGAGATGGAAGAGCCTCCAGAGGCTGAGGCTGAGGAACCTGACGAGCCTGTGGAAACTGCGACACCTGAAGCGGAAATGGAGACTGAATGATGGCTGGGAATTACAACCTTGAAATTGAAGCCGGCGCTTCATTCAATCGCACGCTCACTTGGACCTCAAACGGCACCGCTGTGAACCTGACCGGAAGCAGTGCCAGGATGATGGCTCGCACGTCTTACAGCAACACCAACACGACATTGAGCCTGACCACACCTTCGGCCTGTTTGTCGATCAGCAACGCAACCGGCGGAGTGATTGCACTCGCTTTGGATGCTGCCACAACTGCCAACCTGGTTGACGGTGTTTACGATCTCGAAATCGTGACCGGAAGTGTCGTTCAGAGACTGATCTCAGGGACTTTGACTGTATCACCGGAGGTGACCCGTGGCTGATACAGTTATAATCACAGGCGAAAAGACTGTCACTGTTGTCACGGTGGGCGTTCAAGGTCCAGCCGGGATCAGCGGTGCATCTATTCCCGCTACAAACGCCACGCTCGGTGGTATCATCGTTGGGAATAATCTGTCGATCACGGGCAACGGGGTACTGTCGGTAGCCGATACGTTTCAGCCAAAACTTGCGAACACGACATATGGCTTGACTGACACAGGCGTCCCTTACGCCCCTGGCAACTCAAACTATTATGTAAATGGCGATTATGTCACTAGCGGGCTTAAAAAGTCCTATATAGGCTTGCGTGGCGAAAGGGTGTTGTCTACCGGAGCGTATTTAGACCCTGATCAATATGCGATGGGCAGTTATCTTTACAACCCAAATGGAACACTACAGTCTGCTACCAGCGTCGAAACGGACGGGTCTACCCTTTCTTTTCAGTCGTCAAACACTCAACAGTTCTCTTTTATAGCAGCCCAACCGGGCTTTGCCTTCATTAATGCAAGTAACGCAACATCCCAAACCATTCTCAACCTTGGCAGTGGGGTTATCTCTGGTAATGCTCAGGGTGGACATTTTCGGCTCCGAGGCAACCTAGGTGGTACAGGGGATAACAGCCAAGACTATCAGCTTGCATTTGGGCCTACCTCTGGCTTTGACAGGGGGATCTGTTTTCAGCAGGCCGCTTTAAAGTCTACAATTGGATTCCAATATGCTTATACGGATTCCAGTATTAGTTACAACATGACCAACGGATTGGTTTTTGATAACACGACAGGTTTAGGCGGGTTTACAGGAAGCCCAGGTAGTTACACTTCTTTCCAACACACAACTGACGCTGTCATTTCAGGCGTAAGAACTGGCACAGAGATCAGGGCTTCACGAAATAAAGCCGAGCTGTTTTATCTTAATATTTCGCCTGTCTACACATCCAACTCAATCCTAACTCAAGGCTACGCTGACACTCGTTATCAGGCTGTCGGGTCTTATCTGACATCCGCAAACATGACCTTTGCCAATCTCACAGGCACGCCCACAACGCTCGCTGGTTATGGCATTACAGATGGTCTGACATCCGCAAACCTGACTCCATACCTGACAATATCCAGTGCCAACGCAACCTACTCAGTCTTGGGCCACACGCACAGCATCGCGAACGTCACAGGCTTGCAAACCGCACTTGACGCCAAACTTGAGACATCCAATTTCACTTATGCGAACCTGACAGGCAAGCCAAGCACGTTTGCACCATCCGCTCACACGCACGCTATTTCTGAGGTTACAGGGCTTCAGACCGCACTGGATCTAAAACTACCATCGGCCAACTTCACGTACGCGAATATCACAGGCACGCCAAACCTGACGGTGTATTTGACCACGGCCAATGCCACGGCAACTTATCAACCATTGGGCAACTATGCCACGACATCCTGCCTGACGTTTGCGAACATCACAGGCAAGCCAACCACGCTATCAGGATACGGGATCACAGACGGTTACAGCACAAGCAACCCATCAGGATTCATCACTGCTGGTGCAAACAGCTTTACAGGCACGCAAAACCTACAGGATAACGAGCTGATCCGAGCCAAGATCAGGGACTATTCCGAAACCGTCTCCAGCCCAACGATCTCATCCGGCACGCTCACTCTTAATCTCGAAACATCAAACATCTTTACCGTGAGCTTAAATGCAGCGATTACCACACTGACGATCTCCAATCCTCCTGCAAGCGGATCTGGTGGCTCTTTCACACTGATCTTTACTGCTGATGGAACAGCACGGGCAGTCACTTGGCCTGCGGCAATTAAATGGGCGAATGGAACTGCTCCAACGATCACATCGACATCCGGTAAGGTGGATAGCTTTGCGTTCTTCACCAGCGATGGTGGAACGAATTGGCAAGGGTATGTGGGAGGTCAAAACTTCTGATGTTAGCCAATATCATTCGGAATGCCCGAAAGACGGCAACAAGCGACCCATATTTCTCCAGCGTTTCGCTCCTGCTGCACATGGACGGGGCGAATAACAGCACGAGTTTTGTGGACAGCGGGCCAAATGCAGCAACAGTGACTGTGAATGGCAATGTCAAGATAAGCACAACGCAGAGCAAGTTTGGTGGAGCTTCTGGCTATTTTTACACAAATAGTGCGGTAAATGGCCTCGGGAATTACATAAAAATAAACAATCCAAATACGGTTTTTGGTTCAATTTCTGGTGATTTTACAATTGAGACTTGGGTTTATTTTACGACTGCTCCACCCGGCAATGGAAGCGGATATGAAAATCAGTTAATTGGGCAGTCAACTTGGCCGGAATCCAATCCAGGGAACTGGTGGGGCTTTTACGCAGTCTCTACCGGATTATATTTTTATGCAGCGGGCGGCGGGTCTTTCATTTTGACTCAGAGCGCAACCTTTACTTGGTCAACTGGTAGGTGGTATCACGTTGCAGCAGTACGACAAAACGGCAATTTAAGTCTGTATTTAGACGGCGTGCAGACCGGAACAACAACATCTGTAACAAAGACGATCTTTGCCGACAACGTACGTCCTCTTGCTATTGCAGCAGATTCAACTGGCGGTAAACAAGCAATGAATGGCTATTTAGATGACATCCGAATTACCAAATACGCTCGCACAATAACCGTACCAACAGCCCCATACCCCAACGCATAAGGCGCAGTCATGCAATATTGCCAAGTCAATCCAAACGGTCAAATCTCAGGCCCACAGTGGCTACCACAGTCATTCACGACTGTATCCAATTTCAACGCTTTGGATGATGCATCCTTAGCCACCTACGGATACTACCCGTACACTCCATCGCCCATCCCAAGCTACAACCCTGCCGCACAGCGACTCTCCCAGAGCTTTGCCTTTGACGGCACATCTGTGAGCGATACATGGACGGTCGTTGATCTGACGGCAGAAGAACAGCAAGCATACGTAATCCAAAGGCTGACTGAAATCGGCAACGGCATCGGCTCATTTCTTGATCAAGCAGTAAGCGTTAAGCAATACGACTCCATCCTTTCAGCCACAAGCTGGACACTGAGCAACATCACAACTTACAAGTCTGAAGGTGATGCCGCAATCGCTTATCGCGACTCAATCTGGAGCTTGTTTTACAACATGGTTCAGGCTGTTCAGGCGGGTACTCAGGCAGTTCCAACAGTGGGCGAGTTCTTCGCAAGCCTTCCACCACTCTGGCCTGTAAACAACGGCAATGGCACATCCAATGGAACTGCTAACGGGCCAATCTAATGACTTTCAGTGCTGCTGCCAAGAACTTTGTCTTTCTCATCACAGTTGCAATCGTGCTGCTGGTTGTTGATCTGATCAAGTGGCAGTCTGGCAACGTGACATGGTCTGAAGCGATCTGGGAAGTCAATCAGCACAGTCTCAGCTTTGCACTCGGTGTTGGAATCGTCCTGGGCCACTGTTTCACTGTTCCAAGAGGGCTATCCAAATGACTGGCAGAGAATTGCTGGACTGGCTCAGGGGCAAACCCAAAATAACGCCAGAGGAACAGGCTAAACGGCTGGCACGCCAAAAGGCTATTGAGCGGTATTCCGTGGATTCCAGAAAGCACGCCCAGTTGGTCACCCAGCTCGTCAATGTGCCTCCACCAGTGTTTCAGAACTATCTGGACGATCCAAATTACGTCTGGAACCCATCCGTCATCCCAGTGCCACCCAAGCCAAGGCCAATCTAAAGGACTTCGATATATGCACGACTGGATTGGACAAATCAACGCCCAGCAAGCCCGCGCAATAATTGTTCGCATGGCTCTTGCAGGAACTGTGACGGCGCTGGGCGTTTTGAGTCAACACCTTGACTCTATTGTTGCAACCACCAGCCCATTGGGCATGGCGCTGGCGTTCGGGATCGCCCAAACGCTCATCTATCTCAACTCTGGCCAAACGCCACCAGCACCAAAGGGTTAAGCCATTGCGTATCGAGGATGTCATCAACCCTGACTATGGATGGATCGTGCCAGTAGCCCAAATCGTCACAGATAAAGCGGTTCAAGGCAGTTCTGTCGATCCGTCAATCCCTCAGACTATGTACGCATTGGCGGCAATCATCTACGCAATCGCAGCCTATCGCAGGTCTCTGAGAGACCCGAAGAAGTAGCAGTCTCCCGCCGCCTACCGTCTCACCGTCGAGAGGACAGGCGAGACGGTTACCATTTTCCTGATGTCGGGAAAATGGTTGACAGATGTTCCCGAAATCTGTTTCGGGAACATACCCTAAACCCAAGAGAGGTAAGGTGATCCTTGTTCGCAGAGTACATCGTTCTTGCAGCTCAATCCTGTCAGTCCGGCCAGTGTCCAAAGCAGACAGTGACCACAACGACCACCACAGTCGAGCAAAAAGAGGTCAAGGGTCAATTCCTGCCTCCCCGACCAATCAACGGCAAGCCACGACCACCAAGATTCCTCTTGGCCAAACCTCGCGGCTTATTCAGCCCCAAAGCAATTTACATTTATGAAGTGGAAGCAAGCAAATGATTAGCAAGATCATCATCCGCCTGTTGACTCCGATCATCGTGGAGGTGATCCGCGAACTGCTCTCCAAGCTGGCCAACGGCGAGCTGGTGAGCATCGACGAGACCAGTGTGAAATCGGCGATGAATCAGCGTGAAGAGTCGATTCAGTCGCAGCTTAAATCTGTTCAATGGGAGGTCGGCCTGTGATCGGACTTCTGATCGCAGTTCTACTGGCTCAACAGCCTGTTCCCTCGACTCTGGTTCCGCCAGCAGTCGAGGAGCGGGTGGTGTTTAGCCACGCTGGATTTACCTACTTTGTGGGCAAGTCCAGTGGAAGTGTCATCGCCATCGAACAGGGTGGTGTTCGACCAGTCCCGCCACCAGTCCCAGACGAAGACGGAAAGCCTGAGCCGGTCAGTGGCATCAAGTGGTTTTCGGTTGTTGTTGACGAGTCTAAACCGGAGCAGCAGTCATGGCGTACCGACCCAGAGATCCGCAAGTTACTGGAAAGTCGTGGGATACAGTACAGATCGTACATCGCAGGGGAAGTGGACATAGATCGACTCGGGTTTCAAACCACCGTTGGTCAGATAGGTTTACCGACCGTCATCTTGCAGGATCAGGCAGGAAAAATCGTCAAGTCTACGAGTCCTCAGACCAAGGCTGACATCATCAAGCTGGTGGAGGTGATCAAGTGAGCAATCTGCTTGGCTGGGTAACACCTGACGGCGAGCTGAGGTATTTGGGAAGCCATGAATCCGCGCTCATGCTGGCCACTGGCAAGCAACTCCCAGGCATCCCCGAAAGCGAATGGGAAGAATTCGACCTGAGGGACGACCCAAAGTATCCGGTCAAGATTAAAGACCAGAACGGCAAAGGGGCTTGCAATGGCCATGCAGCGGCAAGCAGTTTGGAAATCGCTCGGTACGTTTCTGGTGCTGCTTATGTCGCTCTCAGTCCTTGGCTCGTCTATGCTGATCTATGCAATGGTTGGGACGTTGGCTCAAATATTGCAGAGGCTTTGGCCTACCTTGAAAACAAGGGTACTTGCTCTGAGCCGCTGGTTCCTTATGCGACAATTAATCCTTCAAGAATTCCTCAGTCGGCCAGATCTGATGCCAAGCGGTTCAAAGTTGAGATCGGATACAGGCTCAACACTTTCAACGATTTATGTATTGCCGCACAGCTCCGAATGCCATTCAATTTCAGTGTTCCGGTCAACGCCAATTTCAACACGCTCGACAAAGATGGAGTGCCAGGCAACCGAGCTGGATCCCACAACCATGCTGTGACAGGTGGCATGGGAATGAAGAAGATGCCCAACGGAAAGTGGGCCATCTTGATGCAAAACTCATGGGGAACTCAGTGGGGCTGGAATGGGTACTGCTGGATTACCGAGCGTAATGTGGCCGGAACTAGCTGGGATGCTTACTGCGTCAGTGCCACCGTGGCCGATCCAAATAACTTACCTCCAGTGCTTGCATAAATCGCACATTGAAACGCAAAACACCTAAGAGCAGGCTCAATGCCATGCCAAGCGGCACGGAATTGGAGCGTATTGCCCGCCGCATCCTCGCGGAGCTGGGCAACAACGTGGCAAAACCGTGGCTGGCGATTTACGACCGGAAGAAAGAAGCCGATCCGTTCACGGCTCCGATTGATATGGCCGCCCAATTTATTCCAGTGATTGAAGCATGGATCGACGCATCTGGCCGGTCCTTTCTGGTGTCACTTGGCCAACAGGATGCCGACCAATGGTTGGTTCGTGCACCAGAAGTGATTGAGGCCGCACGCAATGCGACTCTGGATCTGTGCCAAGAGACGATTGAGCAGTTCACGCAGGATACACTTCGCGCTCTGGAAGGCATGCGGGCTGATATTGCAGCCTCAATTGAGGCGGGCGAAACGGCTGGCGAATTGACTAACCGAATCAGCACATGGATCAAGGATAACGCACGATGGCGAGCACGGCGCATCGCAATCACCGAATCAGCAAGAGCCTATAACACCGGCCTGACAAGTGCTGCTGAGGGGCTGGACTTTGTCACCGGTTGGGAACTGCTGCTGTCCGGTGACGCTTGCCCGATGTGTCAAATGATCTTCAGATTATGCCCGGTCATTCCAAAGGGCGGAACCTTTGGGACCAACGGTAAGAATAAGACATACAAAGACCTTAAATTTCCACCATTCCACCCTGGTTGCAGGTGCAGTCTCTTGGAAGTCTTTGAAGACGAGATGCCCAAGAATCTGAAGCCACCTGTCAGGCCGGGTGAGAACGGATACCTACAGCCTGCAGACATCGACTTTGCTGCTGCTGAAGAGGCTGGATATCAATCGGTTGCAGTTGGGAACGCCAAATCATTCACAAAAACGGGCCGGATATTGGAGGCTGATACATGATCACTAAATCGACTGATTCCGGCATCACGAAAAGCGATACAGGCGGGTTTGTGGGCTATGCTGCCCGCTTCCTCAACATCGACCGACAAGGCGATATTATTTTGCCTGGTGCGTTCCAAAAGTCAATTCAAGACTTTATGGACTCAGGTGGTTTGGTCCTGTCTGACCACGAAAACAAAACATCCGCGGTGATCGGCACGTTGAATGATGCGACTGAAGACCGGTCTGGCTTGAAGGTGGATGTGACATTTTCAGCCACAAAAGCCGGTCAGGATATTCGCACTCTGCTCCGCGAAAAAGCGGTTCGCAAGATGTCGATTTCATTTCTGGCGAGACAGCCAGAACGGCTAAGCAAAAAGCAGGTCTCAGACCTATGGGACCGCTACGGATACAAGCCAAACGCAAGTCAAATTAGGCTCGCCGAAAAGGGTGCGAACCTGATCAAAGAAGTGTCGGAGATTATCGAAGTCTCAGTGGTGCCGATCCCGGCAAACGCTGACGCCTCGATTATCAGTGTCAAAGCACACTCCGACGACGAAACACCGACCCCGGTGGTGGATGCCAAGCACCTGACGAAATTGTTTCGCCAGGCGGAATTGGCTGATTCGATATTGACCGCCGCCAAGCGGTAAACGAAAGGTTCTTAAGATGAGTATTGCAAACGAAATCCGCTCTGCGGCATCCATTGCCGAAGACCGTATCGCACTCGCTTCCAGCGTGATTGCATTGCGTGACGAAATCCTGGCCGCTCCGGACGATGTTCGGGCTGAAAAGTCTGCCGACCTGCAAGCCGCCAATGATCGGCTTGAAGCCTGTGATAAAGAATATTATCTGGTGAAGGCTGTTGAAAACGCCAACGCCATGCTCGAAAGCCTGTCGGCCAAGCCACAGCGCCCACAGCCAACCTACAAGGCGGCCACAATCGACCGTCGCAGCGGCCAGGTGATTGACGGTGGCGACCTTGCCAGCCTGACAGACACTGAAGCCGTTTCGTCTCGCGATTACAGCAAAGCGTTTGAAGGGCTTCTGGAGGCTCGTGGTAACGTCGATCGCGTGACGAGTCGCAATCACCGCGACATGCTCGAACGATACGGTAAAGGCGGCGACAGGAACCTTGGATGGAATGAATTCTTTATTCCGTTCAGCAAGGCGATGACGCTGGCATCATCCACAAACGGTTCCAATGCTGTCGCCCCAGACTTCCGTTTTGATGTGATCACGCAACGCTCGGTCACACCGAAGGCTTTGCAACTCTGTCGAGTGATCACGACGAATGTTTCGAGTGTCACGTTCCCGAAAAATACCGACACCAACACGGACAGTGGCCGCGTCGGTACCATCGGCACTAACAATCGTCCAACAAAGGGCGAAAGCCCAACAGCCACGGCGATCGACACCGGGCCGTTCTCGCAGCTCACCATCACGGCCAAGACCGGCACGATGGTCCAAGACATTTCGGCTGACTTCTTCCAAGACGCTCCGGGAATGTCCAGCTACCTGCAACAAGAATCGAGCAAATTGTTTGCAAACCGAATTGACAAAGAAGTCTTTTCGGCGACCACTCTTTCTGACTCACTGGAAGCGATTCTGGCCAACACCGGGATCGGCACCCAGCTTTCAGGCACATCGGCAAGCCTCGGCACCGATAATGCCAAGGTTTACGACAACATGGCTGACCTGTTCTTCTCGTTCAAGGAGAGCTACGCCAGCAATTTGTCGTGGGTCATGAATCGTGCAACGCATGGCAAGCTGTATAAGGTCAAGGACTCCCAAGGTCTTCCTTTGCTTTCAGCTTTTCAGCAAGGCACATTCTCCAATTCGCCGAGCTATCAAATGTTTGGGATTCCAGTGAGCTACGTGGAATACATGCCAGCTTCTGGCGCAGCCAATGCCCGCTCGATCCTGATTGGTGATTTCCAAGAGTATTACTTGCTCGTTCGTCAAGGCTTTACGGTCATCATTGACGACATGTCGAAGCAAGGTGATAACCTCATCCGGCTGAATTACAAGTACCGCATCGGCGGTGCTGTTCGAGATGCCAGCGCATTTGCTAGCATTAAAGAAGCCGTTTCCTGAGTTTGGTTTGTTGGTCAGCCCGGCGGGTCCTCCCTGCCCGCCGGGTCTCATTTTAACTTGAGGTAAAACAATGGCCGCTTACATCTCGCAGTCCGAAGCAACAACCTACACCGATGTGATCAGCACCTGGGCGGCATCTACTGCTGTGGCCTACCTGTCGGCAGCATCGTCATTAATTGACCAGTATTGTGCTCGAACTTTCCTGCCTGCTGATTTGACTGCCGATGTGAAATTGGCGATCGCGTTAACGGCTGTTCATTTAAAAAACAATGGCCAGAATCCGGCACCGCTCCAGATGGAACGCATCGGTGACTACTCCGCAATGTATCAAATCTTAAACTCTGGAAGCGTCCTGCCCGCTCTTGTAACACAACTGCTCCAGCCTTATAGAGTGGTGGTGATGGGATGATCAGTCGAGACTTCCGTTTAGACTGGGAGGGCGAAGCGTACAAAGCTCGCCTGCACAAAGAATTATCAAAGGCGATCCGAATTTCGGCTGGCAAGGTCCGTAACGCGGCCATCAAACTGTTGAACAAGCCGGGGGCCGCCGCCACAAAGGATCTGAACAAGCAGACTGGCAAGGCTTTCAAAGGTTTAAATGCAACTCAGAAGAATGCTTTGACATTCTCCAGCGGATTAAAAAAGGTCCAAGGCTTAAAGACAGTCAAGGGGCGCAAATCCACACTGCGGTTTGGTGGGACTCATAAGGGTGCCAGCCGGATTTATTGGTATGGTCCCCCTCAGAATCGTTGGACGACTGCTTCTGCACCTGGCTCGCCTCCGCACAAGCAAAGTGGCAACCTCCAAAAGATTGTTGTTGAGCCATCACGAGGCGGACTACACGCCAAAGTAGGACCCATGCAAGGCTTGAAGTATGCACGAATTCAAGAGCTTGGCGGCAAAGGGATGATCAATTTACCTCCTCGTCCATACATGCGACCGGCCATGGAATCGCAGCAAGCGGAAATCATGGAACGTTTCGATCAAGCCATCCTGAAAGCCTCGATTTAAATCGAAAGAGGGAAAGATGCCATTGCCGGAACGACTTTTAAACTCCTGTGCAACGATCTACCTGGAAGCCAACGCCAAAGGTTCCATGGGTCAGCCAGTGCAGACTCTTACTGTGATCGGAACGCCAAAATGCCGCGTCGATTTTAAGTCCATCCAACGTGATGGACCGCCGATCGAAGGCGAGGCCCAGATATTCTCGGTTTACCTGGCGGGGTCATGGCCGTTGACCACAAACCATTGGGTCAAGGTGCTGACCGCTTCAGGCCGGGTTGCGACTGGACAGGTCTCTACCTCGTCCGAGGCCGCTGGACTAGGACACAACACCGCTCTGACAGTCATTTGTCGCACACCTGTGCCAGTGGTGGCCTCATGAGCTACAACGTACCGCTGGCTATCCAATCGCACTGGTCCGCACAAACTGGGCTTCCCAGCTTATGGCTGGAATATGCACCAGATCCACTGGTTCCCCCATTAGCCGTGATGGAGGCGACCGGGTTTTCGCGAACTCCGCTTTCGGCTGGGTCCTATATGGACTCGCACAACTACCGGATCTCGATCTTGACCACATCGGCGGAATCAACCTGGTCAATTGGCGAATCGGCAATCGAGAAAATGGACACTCTGGCGGGCGACAAAATTACCTCGGTTCAAATTGAACCGGATAGTTTGGCACGTCCGGCAAAGGTTGGTCAGTTGGATGTTTGGGTCTTTGAATTCACACTGAAGGTCGAAATCTTCGACAATTGAAAGAGGTTAGATATGGCCATGAAGGGCAAGCCGGTCACGTTCAAGAACGGGACCATCACACTGACTCCACTGGATCAAACTACAGGCACAGCCAACACGACTGCATCCATCAACCTGATTGCCAAGTCCGGCTCGCTGGACGATAACGTCTCGGTTGCTGAAGCAAACGTAAACTGTGTTGGCAAGATCCGTGCTGCCGGTTCGCTGGACGTGAGTATTGAAGTCAATGCTTTCGTCTCGTCGGTTACAGGCACAGGCAACGCCAACGGAACGGTCCTGCCGTTTAAAACTGGCGACTATTTGAACGCCAACCTGGTTGCAGGATCACTCAACTACGAGGGCGAATTCATGCTTGAATCGCTCAAGACTTCTTTGGATGCTGCCGACTTTGTGACGCTGGATTTGTCGCTGAAAAACAACGGCGATCCACGCACACGAGTTATCGGCATTGTGAACTGCGTCTAACACCTGAGAGAGATTTTCTATGGTCTTTGATATTGATGACCTGATCGCTCGCAAATTCCAGTTCCGGCTCAACAGCCGGAGCTGGATACTTTCCGAGCTGACTGCTGGAGATAGAGCTGAAATTGGCAACGTGCTTCGGGGCATCGTCCCGAATCCGCTGACTGACGCAAAAGACGCCTGTCGCGACCTGCCACCAGCCACAGCCAAAGAGATTTGGAAAGAAGCCAAACGGCAATACGCTTACTGGCCTCCACTTCCTGAAAGTGAAGATGGCCAAGCCTATCTGTTCAGCTCGCGTGAAGTTCAGCAAGCTGTTTTGTACCACGGTTTGAAGCGGAACCAGACCGTGACGCAGGATGAGGTCAAGGCGCTGGTTGATTCCATCCCTTACCAAACCGCTCTGATCAAACTGCTGATGTTCGCGATCACCGGGCGGAGCGCTGACGACCCAAAAGACAGCACCTCTCAGGCGTCAACTGGCACGATCTGATGAGGCGATTGGTTTTGGAAGGCCACATGAGGTATCAGGATGTTCTGGAACTGACACCGTGGCAAATCATGGTGTTGATGGTGGAGAAGCCTGACCTGACAGGCCAGTTGAGCAGGGATACCCTGGACGAATTGATAGATTCTGTGCCGGATGACTGGAACGAGGTGCACTGATGGCCGTTGGAAACCTGTTTGTCAATATCGGTGCAGACACGACTGCCTTGGGTCGCAGTCTGGATAAAGCCAAGTCCATGCTGAAAGGCATGGGCGGGGCTGTCTCCAGTGGAGGCAAGGGGTTGCTGGCCGGTGCCATCATGGGTGGTGGTGCTGCTGTTGCAATGGCTGCAATCAATGCTGCCGGGGCGGCTGTGCGAGGGATCGGATCAGCAATCAGCGAATCCTCCACTCGTGGTGCCGATCTCAACGAGACACTCAGCAAGACAGGCGTCTTGATGGGCGAGGCCACAGCCGATGCCGTAAAGTTTGCGACCGAGCTGCAAAGCAGTGGCCAAGGCCAGATGAAGGATATTCTGGAGAGCATCACAGGCTCGGCCATGGCGATGAAGGGTCTTGGCACTGAGACGGGTAAGGCTATCGAAACGGCCAAGCAACTGGAAGCCAGAGTGGGTGATATTGCCAGCCAGGACAATATCGACCCTGCCAAGATTCGTGCGGACCTGCAATCGGCTTTCGCTGGCGAACTTCAGGTTATGCGGAAGTACAAGGTGTTTCTCGATGCTGACAGCCTGAAGGCCACCGGACTGCCGATGGGTGAGGCTATCGCCCAAGGCATCATGCAACAGACGCAACGAGCGAAAGGCGACTTTGCAAACACTCGGCTTTCGACTTCCAACATGCAACGCACAAATACCAACTCCATCGAAACGATGATGACCAAGTTTGGCCAGGCCATTCAGCCTGTGACTCAGGCTTTTGCCTATTTGCAATCTGTCATTTTAAGTGCGATTGGTGGAGCAGGTTTTGAGGGATTCACAGGCTTTATCGACCAGATGCGGAATACGATCATTGACATGGCTGATGGTCTTGCGGCGGCTGTCGTGGGTGTGATTATTCCGTTGGGCCAAGGCTTGATGACTGTAGGTGGATGGTTCATGTCGGTGCTTGGTGCTGTTGGTGGATTCTTCCGTGATGCCATCATTGGTTTCGGAGGATTCCAAGGGATCTTTGGCCGGATGGGAGTGGAGCTGGCCTATCGTTTGGCCCAAGGCATCGACCTGATCATGCAACCGTTTCGCTTCATCGCCAAGCAATTGGGCATCAGCCTGGGCGAAGGCATGACCGGCATTGTTGCCTCTCTTGGCCAGCGACGAGAGCAGATGGATCAAGAGGCTGGCGACAAGATCGCCGAAGCCAACGCCAAGCGTGATGCCGACAAAGCCTCTCTCTCTGCGGCTTTGCAGTTAAATGTACCGACTGGGCCGGGTGCGATTGGTGAAATGCCGGGGAAAACCATTTCCACGGAAAAGAAACAAGGTCCACAGCGATCGTCGTTTTCCGCTTTATTGAACAACGCAGCAACAGCAGACAAGCAACTAACAGTCTTGGAAAAGATTGCGGCTAATACTTCACCCACAGGCGGGAGAACCGGTGCCGTAGACATGGCCACAAAAAAACCCGGCCCAGACCGGTCCCCTCAACTGGTAGGAGCCTACTAAGATGATCTTCCCTGGCTGGACACCCGTGACCGACGGTTTTGGTTACACCGCTGAAGCAAATTCCGTTACCTACACAGGCCGTTGGATCGTCCCATGTACTGCGGCCAACCTGCAATTGGCTTTGACTCTGATCGACAGTAAAGACCGTTTTCTTGCACGCAAAAACGGTGGTCCAACAGCCAGCTATCCTTACAAAGCCAAGATCCAGCAGACACTTCTTTCGGCACTCACAGCTCAGAAGATGTCGTTTAAGATTCTTGATACTTATGCTCCTAACACGCTCAACGCCAACGGCACATCTGTTGACCTCAACTCAGGCGTCAACACGCTCGAAAATGCGGATCTTGCAGAAGTTTCCGTGGAGTGGATGCAAGAGCCGGAGAACACGCTGGGTCTAAACTGTTGCTGGGTGACCATGCAAGGCTCAGGCGAGTTTGTGGAGTTTGGCGAAAACAACACGGTCGCTGCCAAATACACAGCTGCCGGTATCGCTGGTGGAGCTGGAGCAGACTTTGCCAACGGCACCTTTGCCCCGTTAAACAAGCCCATGCCCAGAGTCGATGCCAAGGACGTAATTCGCATCGAATTCCCTTGGGTGGATGCCAGCCTTGTCAACCTGGCCAACATGACCAAGATGCGAGGCTCAGTCAACCGCAAGGATATTTCCATCTGGGCGGCTGGAACTCTGCTTTACCTTGGGAGCGACAACGAATATTCGATGTCTCCGCTAGGCTATCCCGGCTACAAGATCACCCACAACTTCGAGAGCAAGCCACAAGACTGGAACCTCATCGACGCGCCGACCGACGTTCGACCATCCGAGAGCATACGAGCCAAATACCCGGGCGCTACATCAGAGCTGATGGCCTGGTCAACAATGGCTCCTGTGATTACCAACGGAGTGGCCCAAACCTCTGGGCCAAAGAACTCACACGTCTTCCGCAGCTACAACTATCAGGATTATACAAGCACCCTCTTCTATTACGGCATTCTCTCGACCGCTCCAAAACCACCTGTTTCGATCGCCGTCTAAGGAGGCTCTGGTATGGCAGCACTCAACCGACCATTCACCGGACGTGGCTTCATTGCAGGCAACGGAAACCGAGTCAACTATTCATGGTGTGCGGTAGGAACTGGACCATCTGACGCCAATCCTCTGATTATCGAGCATGGCTCCATATCGGCCACAGAGTCATCCAGCATCACCACCATCGGCACCACAGCCTACAACGGCTTCACAGACAGCTATTCTGGACCCACCACAATCTCAGGCACCGTGGATGGATTTGTAACAGCCAGCGACACCGACCACACAACCGACCCTGTCAGCGTGCGTGCAGGAACAAAGATGTATCTGATCATCACGGCTGGTTCATGGACGTATGAAGGCTACATCCTGATATCCAATTTCAACATTTCTGTGAACGCAAGCGAGATGGCATCGGTTCAATTCGGGTATACTTTCAAGACGGTGCCGGTCAAACGAACGCTTGGTTTCTACCGTGGAGGAGCCTGTAATAAGCCATGAATGACGCAAGACCAAAGCAGGAACTTGTTCGCGACTTAGATATTCGCCTGACTGCGCAAGACTCCTCGACTCCCAGAAAATACTCTTGGGTTCAGGTTTATCGGGACTCCACAGGCAAATGGAATAACCTGACGACATCTGGGAATATCACTTACGATCCAGCCTATGAGTATAATGATGGCAGCGTCACCATCGGCATGATTCGACCAGCGCACAGAGACACAAGAACCGGTCAGGTGCTTTTTTTTTAGCCTTAAATCAACAACCTGCCGGATGCTACGTTTATTTTTATGGTTATGTGCCTACTTATGGGACTTATGTCGATTCCAGATTTACCATGAGCACCATCATGGAGGAGCGTGAAATACAGTATGTAGCCAACGGCACTACTGGAGAATATGACGCACCAAGGCTGTTTATGGAATACGACTGCTACGGCAAGAAGTGGAGAATCTGGGACTTTTATTTAATCTTTACTACAAATAGTGCTCCAATTGGTCCTATTTTGCATGGCCCAGCAAGCAGCGTATCAAACACGACTGCTTGGATGGCACCCGCATGGAGAAACGAGGGAGAAACGGGCGTAGTCTATGACGGTGGATCCAAGGCTTACTACAGCAACCCTCCATTCTCAACTGCTGATGTGGGTCAAGCTGGTCCCAAAATGTACTGTGAAGTTCAAAAGACATGCTCTTTCACACCACAGTTTCCCGGTGCATTGACGGGCGGCACAACGTACACATGGACGGACTCTCTTGTTGCGTCCAACATCACCGGCGACAATCGTTTGACTGCTTACGGGCAATTCTTGCGATCTACGAACTACTCATTTCAAGCGGTGAAGCCTTTCACCTTACCCAGCTCAAACGGCACAGCGAATCTGTCTGTTTACAACCAGGCAAACTCAACTTTCCAGTGGATCGACTCGACAGGGAACACCGTCACGGAGACAGGTTTGACGGTCAATTACAATTGGTCCATCACTCCCGTTAACTCGACGGTATCGCATTACACATCCAACGGTATACTGGCAAACGGTCCAGCAAATTCGCCTGGCATCACGTTTTATCAGGACGGAGATTTCGTTGTTCCGCTTGCAAATCAAACCACATCCACCAACCTGACTTTAACTTTCAGTTCCGTGCCGAACGTGACCACGTCTGGGACTGCCTGTTTGACCACAAGGAACGTGACCAGGGCATTTCCAGTTCACAAGGTGATCAAGGCAACTTTTATTTCCAATTCGGTGGTGGGAGCCTTACCGTCAAATCTTCCGAATGTCCCTGTTGCGGTGCAAAATGCAAACGGAACATACTTCTACATTTATCGCACTGGCCAAACCACATCGGCTGCATCGAACATGACCCTGGGCGGATATTACTGGCCAGTCCCTTCGCAATATCAAGTGGTAAACTCAAGTAAACAAAGCCATGCTCGCAGGCTGTTTACTGTGACGAGTTCCAGCGTATCGGCCAACACCACTGCAAACGGTGTGGCTTATCAAGTCTCCTTCAGCCACAATTTTGCAAGCACGATTGATATTCAGGGTTCAGGGACAACGCTCTACCAGTTCACTTCAAACCTCTCGTCAACCCTTCCGTACACTCAAGGCGCTAAAGCGAACATCACCCTCACAACTTCGTACCCAGGCGGCGGAACTTACCAGACTTTAGACTTGGGTACACTCGAACTCGAAGTGCTTGAAGTTTAACTCATCCTTCAGAAAGGGCCAATCGTGCCAACAATCTCGACCGGAACCTCGACCGCAAACGCGACTATTCCAAGTATGCAGATCACATTAAACGACCACATCACGGTTGCCTCTCAGAAGGCGGCTGCTGGTGGAAGTCTGCTGATATCTTCCGCTCAAATCGACGATGTTTTTTCCACGGCCAATTCGGTTGATAGCGGATACGCCACCCACCTGATCGACGGTTCAATCACGGCGAACGGAACCGCCTTTACTTTTGGCAACAGCACCACATCTTTGGGCGACACCATCACGCCTGTGACACTCAGGTACTTGCGAGTTTCAAACGAGCAAACAAATGCGTCAATTGTACTGACTTCAAATATCACCGGCTTTCCAGTCGCAAATATTACTCCCGGCGGGCATATCAAATGGTTTGCCAATGCAACCGGCTTGACGATCCCAGCCAACGGCACCATCACCGCAACAGGTGCCAACACCACCCAAACCCTTAGAGTCACGATGCTGGTAAACTAAGCACAAAATTAATAGCCCGCAACCTACTTACCTCGTAAACCGCGGGCCAATCGTAAAGCTCAACTGAAGAACGTGTCCAGAGCGATCCGGGCGCCCCCTTGTTTGCTGATCACTGGTGGGCGAACATACCCGCCAACAATCCCGCTCTGGCCTTCGCCAGTTGTGTGAGATTGGATTATAGCGGGCATGCGCCAAATTCGCCTTGGATTATTCTGGCGCTTCACGTATCCACCGCCGGACTTGCTCGGAATCCATCACGCCGTTCTTCTTCGCCACCCTGCTGATTTTTGCACGGTCTGCCGCTGAGAGCGAGAAGACGAACCGGATGGCTCGCCCCGGCGCTTCATCAACCTTGTAAACACGCTCGGCCCTTTGCGTCTTCTCGACCTTAGGTCGCCCCCTGCCTCGTTTGACAGGCTCTGTTGAATCCATTGTTGCTCTTCAGGCTGTTGGGCAACAGTCAAACCGAAGCCCATGAAATTCAGTGATATTGTCCATCCGGCCATGATGTTGCCCTCCTTGGCAATCGTTAAATTTACTTGGCAAACGCCTTAAGATTTACAATTGTGTTTCGGTTCCAGTCGCATGGCTCGCCGCTGTTTCCATCCCAAGCCCATGTACTGCCTTCCACTGTCCCCGTATATTGGTCGAGATCACCTAAGAATTCGATTGCCTCGTTGATGTCGCAATATTCTTCGGCATCTTCCGTATCTGTATCGTGGATCAATTCCTTGCCAGCCGGATGGCCGTGACTGACAAACCAGATTGAATCAACTTCGCTTGCGTTCCAGAATTCCAAAAGGCTGACTTGTTCTTGCGTTTGCATCTGACTGACTCCTGTTAGTGGTCTTGGTCTTGTTTCTGCCTTACACTTATGAATATATCGCACTTTGATATCACAGTCAAGAATATTTATACAAGATTCTCAAAATAATTTTTTACCCTTCACAAACACTTACCTAAACTACCCCCCCCTTTGAATTATGTTGCGTAGGTTAACGATCATCCGAGTTTCTCCGCAACTTCAATCACAAGCTCCAAATCCTTCTCCGCATAGACTTGCGTAACATCCGCATGTTGATGCCCCAAAGCGACCTGGGCGGCATGTAGGCCGATCTCTGATCTGACTCGTGTGGCAAACGAGTGACGGATTCGGTTCGGCGACCACCTTGGCAAGCCAGCCGCTTCCGCAGCATCACCAACACGCTTCCCGAAACTGGACGCTTTATAGGCATCGCCAGCGATCTTAGCAGGCTTGGCAACGGTGCGATGCGTTTGAGAAGGCTGAACTGGTGTCTTCCGGTTCGCTCGCAAGATTGCGTGTCTCTCCGCTTCCGCCTGGGCGGGTGAAAAGATCGGCACATCTGGTGGTCGATCAATCCATTCGAGTAGCACTTCCTGCGCCTGCTTACCGATGCCAATATGGCGTTCGATGTCGCGATACTCTGTTTTGTGTTTGTTGGGCGAATAGATCCAGACCGGTTTGGATCGGTCGATATCCTGCCAGGTGATCAGCACCACTTCACCTGGTCTCATGCCGGTGTGCCACATCAGCAGGACCATCGACCAAACCTGTCTGGAGACATGTGGTTTAATTGCAACAACATGCTCCCAGCAGACTGGCTTGACCCGCTCAGGCTCACGAGCTGCGGACCTTCGCTTCTTCAACTTCTCCAGCGCCCTCAGAGCGTCCCAGGACGATGCGGGTATACGCTCAGTGGCAACGCCCCACCGAAAGCACCTCACAACGTAGCGCTGATACTTGGTGATCACGCCACGTGTTAAAGGTGTGCCGGAGTTGCCCTTGAGGATCCACATATCTCTGACAGCAGTCATCTGAGGTGCTCGAAAGTCTTTGGCAGGGATGCCACCAAAAAGAGCCACAACACCACGAAGCGCCAGTTCGTGGTTTCGTGGTTCTGTGGATTCCGAGTCGTGCTGAGTTTTGACCCACTTTAAAAACCCGTCCACGAGTTCTTTGGTAGATACCAAACTATCCTTTTCAAGTTTGATTTTCCCAGTTGCAAAGAAGAGCGCCAGAGTTTGCTGGTAGGCGGCAAGGCTTTCAGGCGTGCCATGTTTGCCAAGGTAGACAGTCACATCACCCCAGCAAGTGCGAGCACTGCCGGTTTTCTTGTGTAACATGTAACTTGGTATGGAGTTGCGTTTGCGTCCCATGAGTTCAAAGAATTCGTTAGAATGGTAGTCTACCATTTTATTCCTTCTGTTTTCGGTTGGTTACCAAAGAGGCAGAGGGAATATAACATACTATTTTCAAAAGGCTTGGGAAAAATGCCCCCTGATGGACTCGAACCATCAACCCGCTGATTAAGAGAATCGCGAGTGGCCTATTTTAAGGCATTCAGGACTGATTTCTACCAAACTATCGGCTTCAGTCGCACTGAGCTTCAAGTTCCTTGACGTGTGAAGCAAGCCGTTTGGCCGCTTCGGCTTTGTCCTGACTTATGATGTCAAGCAAGGCCAGTTGGATTACGTGTTCGCGACGAGCTGACCGACCACGTACCTTGAACGTATCCGATTCCTTAAGCCAATCAACGAGATCGTTTAGAGATCGGTTTAGTTCTGGTGTCACTCTGGCAGACACCCGCCACTTGTTCGTTAGTTTGATCATAGACCCTCCAAAAAGTGTCTATCTTCACTATATCAATATTTCGACATTATGAAAAGTCTTGATATTGATAATTCGAAGTTTGGCGTTTATACTTCGTAAGTTCGAACTTTGATACTTCGGACTTGAAAACATCACAGAAAGGAACTCAATGGCTGTCAAAAACTGTCCAAAGGTTAACAAGGGAATGCGGTGGGATCGTGACACCTGGCTGAAGTTTAGCCGAGCTGCGTTAGAGACAGGTGACAACAGGTCACGTCTTTTGAATCAAATTGTTAACCAATGGCTTGAGTCTCGCAAAGCAGAAAAGGCCAGGTCATGACTCAACAAAAACTTACTTGGGAACTGCCACTTGGCATCGTCCGTGGCCAGCTCGATGAGCCTGGCCCGCGGTTTATTGACCCTTACGATAAAGAAGAGCGAGAAGCGATTCAGGCTCTCTCAAAATTAGAGAAAGGCTGAATCCATGTCGTGGCCAGATTACTTTGACGCCTGCGCTCGCAACGACTTGTTTGCAGCGTTCGAGGCGCTTGTGTCTATTGGCGTGCTTCCTCTCGTTATCGGCGAGGATAAGAAGGGCAAAATCAAGCGTCCAATGGCTGGTGCCGGTGAAGCCTGGCAAAAGGTCGCGACTGACGAGTGGAGGGATCGGCTGGTCAGGTACCTTCAAAACGGAGTCAACGTTGGCATTGGTTGCAAGCCGGTAGGGCATGTGGTGATTGACGTTGACACTCAGGATAAGGATACCAGGCGATTACCGACCGCATGGAAAGAGGCGGCACAGCTTTTGTTTGGGTCCGACGACTGGCCACGTTCGATGGTGTCCAGAACTGAGGGGGGCGCTCACGTCTGGTTTGTGGTCACAGACTCGATCATGAAGGCTTGGAACCGTGAAGGCAAACTGAAGATTTATCTTCCGTCAGGAGACGCAATCGAAATCTTTGTGGGATTGGCGGACAAAGGGAGTCAAGTTGCCTGTGCTCCAAGCGAAGGCAAACGGATATCCATCCCTATGGAGCCAATCCCGTTGCCTGAATCGGCAGAGCAAGCCATCTTGCGTGCACTCACTCGACCAGAGAAGGCAAAGGATGAACCGTCGAAAGTCATCGGCAATGTCTCCAGCGATTACGAATGGGCGAAAACGGTACTTGCTCAAGGGTATCTGGATACTGAACTTGCCGACTATGACAAATGGTTGGCTGTCGGCATGGCGCTAAGTCACAAGTTTGGCGAAGAGGGTGCTGAACTTTGGGAGGAATGGTCCGCACGTCATGACAAGCACGTTGATGGCGAATGTGGAGTCAAGGTGAGATCGTTCAAACGGACTGACGGTGATAAGCAGATCCGGTTTGGAAGTCTCATCCAAATCGCCAAGGCCAACGGAGCAGCTGCTCCACAACTATCAGTTGAGCCTGTGCCCATGGAATTCTTTGAAGGCATGCCGGACGCTTCCAACGCACGAGACATTCTTGATCTCATGAAAGAACGCACTTGGCTTTGGGGCAACCCAGAAACCAATGTTGGCTGGTTTGTCAAACGTGGATTGCACCTGGTCGAAGGTAAAGAAGGGACTGGTAAAACGCGATGGCTTATGGATCTTTGTCGAAGGTGGTCGAATGATCTGAAGTGGCCTGATGGCACGAGCATTTCCATGGACATTGATTCAAAGATTCTTTTTGTCGCTGCTGACAGTCACTGGGACCAGGTCGCGATGTGTAGCGAGTCATTTGGGATCGACCCAGAGAACGTGATCTTCACGGGACCGAAGAACGATCCGTATGGTTTTACGAATCTGGATGATCCCAAAACCATCGCAATCATTCGCCTTTGGTGTGAGCGATACAAGATTGGCCTGGTGGTGATCGACACCCTGATGGCCGCTTCCTCAAGACCTCTGGTGGATCCGCAGGAGGTCGCCAAAATCGCATCACCACTTCGTGAACTGGCTCGCGAAATGAACGTGGCTGTTGTTCTGGTCGGCCACTTGAACAGCCAGGGCGAGACATGGGGACGAGCGATGGGCCGGACTTGTGACCATGTTATCCGCATGGAAGCAGACGACCACGACGAACAGAGCATCACCATCAAGTCCGTAAAGGCTAGGTGGAATAGATTTGCCTTGCCAGTGATCCAAGGCCGTCAGGGTGAATGTGGATGGGAGTATTCTTCCGCTCACGCCGAGGATGGTGATTCTAAAAGCAAGTCTGCCTCAGGTCGTGCCGCAGACGCGATTGCCGCATACCTGCGCCGATATCCCGGCGCTGAGCCGACCCGCAAAACCTTGGTGGACGCGCTATCTGAAAAAGGGCACTCGGACAAAACAGTCTATCGGGTGATTAAAGAGATGGTCGCAGAGAACGTTATCCTTGAAATCCAAAAAGAAACCTTCACAGGCAAAACGATTGCCGTCTATGCGATTCCTCCTGAAACCGACTAAGGATCCATTCTCAAATTGGTTCTCAGGTTCAATTCTCAAGGGATATATATATACCCCCTTGAGCTTGAGAAAAGTGGTCTGAGAATGGCTTGAGAAAAGTTGAGAATGTTACCAGTCAAAGACTTACAAACTTCTTGAGAATTCTCAAAGCCTCTTGAGAATGGCTTGAGAAAAGACCACTTGAGAAAAATCTGAGAAAAGTGCAAACCCAGAGGCCCGCCGACAAAAAAAATATCCAAAACTTCGAACTTTGATATATTGACATTTCGAACACGAACGTTAATATACACCTGTTCGAAGTAACAAACTTCGAACTATCACTAACCAACTCTTTGCAGGAGTCACCGAAATGAACGTCTTACACGATCAAGAATTATCCGCTGACCATCAGACCCGTCTTCGTGACGGGCTGAGGGATTATGACAACCACCTAGTGGAGGAAGAGCGCATGGCCAACGAACTTTCCGAACGGTTTCGCTTGGATCGCCAATCGCGTGAAGAGAACCGAGCACGATGGTTGGACCTGAACTATCAGGACCTGCAAGCCATCAACAACCTACTCGACCGTCCTCAGACCACGATCGAAGAAGCCAGAGTTCTGTTGTCACAAGCCATGATCTCATGCTCAAAGGTTCGATCTCTTGCCATGGGAGACGACCGATGACGATTACACAAGCCGACCTAAAGGCTTTGGAGGTCAAAATTATCAGCCTCAAGAGCCAACTGACAACGCTTACTTGGGCGGCTCACATTCCGCTTTCTTTGTCTGATTCTTACGGATCGCCCATGACACCGCATGACGTTGCTGTCCTGAGATCGGAAGTCAAATCCTCTGAAGCATTACTGGAGTCAATCTAATGAGCATCGAAACTGACTGCGTCAAAGCCGAGCTGCGTGACATTGTTGCCCGCACTTGGGAGCAACAAAAGCTGATCAACCGTGTTATGGCGAAACGGTTAGAGCGATCGCAGGAAACCATCGACGACTCTCGCTGGATCCTGAAATTTATCACGCTTGCCGAAGCTGGCCAAAAGCTCGACTGGATCGAGTCTGAATTGAGCTGGCTTGAAGAAGACGGACTACCGACCGTCCGCCAACACCTTGTCGAACACGCTATCCGCACTGCTAAAGCTGCGATAGCAAACAGAGCACCTTCATTGGTGTGACTCCTGCAAGCCTGGGCCGAACCTCCCTTCGGCCCAGGTGAGTTTTCCGGCTCCACAACACCCTCTTTTTAACACGAGGAAATACCATGCCGATCCCAACACTGACTGCTGCTGCTCCGAAGAAAAAATATGAGCTTTGCCCTGAAGGTTCATATCAAGCCTGCATCACTCGCGCTTATTACTGCGGGACACATGCCAACAAGTTTGACCCCAAGAATCCGCCACAGAAAAAGATTGTCTTTGCCTTTGAGCTGGACGAGCCATTGTCTGACGGGTCGGGTAATCATGTCATGAGCACGACCGTGACATTCTCGCTTAACGAAAAATCTGGACTCACCAAACTGCTCAAGCCAGTCATGGGATCCAGCTACCCTGATAAGCCTGGTCAGAATCTGGATATCAACAGCCTGCTGGATATGCGGGTCATGGTGGGTGTGACTCACTCCGTCAATGGCGACAAGACTTATGCCAACATAAGCGGCCTGACACGGGTGCCAAGAGGCATGGTGCCATTCAACCCCAGCATGGATTCATTTGTCTGGTCATACGACGATGCTGCTGATAAACGAGTGCCTGAGTGGGTCGCTAAGTTTGCGGCTGAATGTAACGAGCTTGGTGGCAATAAGACTCCATCAAATCCTGACCAGACTCGCACGAATGGTCACGCCATTGACCATGCGTACGACAGCATTGACGGGGTTCCATTCTGATGGTGACTTCTTTGCAAATTATCTTTGCTGCCAGAACAGGTCAATCTGTTCTGGCGGGATCTGAGCGAGCCAGGCACCGCGAACGACTGCTTGCAGATATGGACGGTGTGAGATCAGCCGATCCTGCATATCTGAGAACTCACAATGTCCGCTGGCGGAAGTTGCTCGAAGCCGAGCTGCTCACGACCAGGGCGACACTGAGGGCAGAACATTCAGATTGGTCAGAAGAAAAGCTCGATTGGGAAAGTTCGCCTTACTCGCCTGAAAAGCTGGTGAGTGTTGGTAAAGACAAAGACGGCAACGATTTTCTAGTGAGTGAATCACAGGCGCTAGGCCGGTGGTCACCTTACCCAGACTCCAAGGATTAATCATGACTAAGACAGATTTAGAGTTCATTCACGACGAGATGGACAGGTTCAAAAAGCAAACAAATCCGATCCTGACCATTTCGCCAGGTGAACATCTGGACGATCAGGAATCAGCCGTTGTGGAACGGTTCGCACTAGATGTAGTCAGGGCGATCAGAGGCTTTCGAGTCTCATCCAGTCGAGTGGTTCTGCCCAAGGTTACAGCCGTGGACGAATGCTGTGATGAATCAATCCCGTCAGGCCGCTGAGATTTGGTGAGACTTGGACTCCGGTGACGCATAGCGGCGGCATCTGTGGCGATATTCATGAGCGCGATCAGTAATGAGCAGATGTCAAACGGGATTCATGGATGGTGATGGTCGCCAAGGATGGCAATTTGTCGCGGCTGGGCAATAGCCCTTTCCCATAGGGCTTTCGGTAGGTTCGATTCCTACACGCGACTTGTCAGGGGCTAACGATATCCAGCCTGCTGACAGACTCCTAGTTGGTCGGATTCGAGTTTGTTTATCCAGCATCATGTTGGGCAGACTCACAAGAATCGCACGGGGAGTTGACTGATCATACTCCGCCGGGAGTTTTACCACTCCCGGCATCAAATCAAACGCATCACGGAGGCTACAGCCATTTTAGTGCTATCACGGAAGGTCAATGAAGTTCTTGTCATCAACTATGGCGACATTCAATTCAGGGTTTGCGTCACTGAGATCAGGGGCGACAAGGTCAAGATTGGTGTTGAGGCCCCACTTGAAGTCAGAGTGGATCGGCTGGAAGTGTGGGAAGCGAAACAACGGACATTAATCAACAAGGCAGTATCATGAGCGATTTCCAAACAGTCAAAGTCAATATTCGTGGCGTGCGTCCTCTTTTGATGCACAGTGCAGCCGGTGCCGATCCACTATCCGAGTGGGCTAAGGCTCGCAAAGCTGTCAGTGGCAAGAAAAATAAAACCGATTCCGACCATCTTGAACTAGCAAGAATCGACTGGTACTCATCGTTTTATTGCGATGAAGCCAAAAAACCAGTCATCCTTGGGACCATGTTGGAAGCCTGTTGTGTGGCCGGTGCCAAGCGATCAAAACAAGGCCAGATTGCAAAGGCTTCGATTCTGATCAACGACAATCCGACTCTTGTCCACGACCACCCTGCTGGCAAAAAGGCTACAGCGGATGACTTTTGGGAACTCCCAAAGTATCGGGACGTTCGCGGCGTAATGATCAGCCGATCACGGATCATGCGTTACCGGCCTATATTTGCCGTGTGGAACTGCACTTTTGAGGCGATGCTTTCTGATCTGGACGTATCCACTTTTAAATCAATTCTTGAGACCTCAGGCCGATTTATCGGCATTGGTGACTATCGGCCTAAGTTTGGGCTGTTTGAGGTTACTGAGGTCAAGACTGTCTAACGGGGCGGGGTATGGCTTTGAGGGGTAAGGCGCGGCCTGGCGGGGTGTGGCACGGTGCGGTTGGGTCCGGTATGGCTTGGCACGGCATGGGCCGCACAAGGTAGTGAAAGCCTATCGGTGCGGATTTGCTAGGTTGGGTCAGGCGCGGTGCGGCAGGGCCTGGCATGGCTGGGCATGGCAAGGCAAGGGCCGCACAAGGTGATGCGATATTCATCGGTGCGGATTTGCGTGGTGCGGTTAGGAATGGTGAGGCTGGGCACGGTAGGGTCAGGCGAGGCATGGCGGGGTTCGGCTAGGCGAGTTCCGGTTAGGCGAGGCACGGTTTGGCAAGGGCCGCACATGATGACGAAACATTTATCGGTGCGGATTTGCATGGTGCGGTGCGGTCTGGTTGGGCGGGGCGTGGTTCGGCGCGGCCCGGTACGGCTCGGCCGGGCGAGGTTCGGCATGGCATGGCTAGGCAAGGGCCGCATGTGGCAACGAAACATTTGTCCATGCGGATTCGACGGTTCTGGATTGAAACATCAACAGGAGGCATACAGATGGCAAACTTAAATTTCATTGATCATCTTGCAAAAGGTGACGTGATCGAAAACGAGGACGTTTTGAAGATCATGGGAGTTGATCCAAATGAAGAGCAATCTGGGGCGATGCCTCCAGATGTCCAGCTTGCCGGCATGATCGAACGGGAACTGCACCGAATCGGTTTGCAGTGGACAGTAAAGGCTTACAAAGGATCTGTACACGTCCTGACCGACCTTGAAGCCTATGAGCACAATTGCAAGCGTCAACGAAGCGGATACCGCAAATACAAGCGTGCCGTTGCTGGGATGGGAGGTGTGGATATTAGTCATTTCTCTACAGAAAAACGGCGTGAGTTTGATTTGGATTCTCGCAAACTTTCAGCTCAGTATATGGCATTAAAAACCGTAAAGGTCTCCCCTGCTGATCTGCTTAAACCATCGCCGGTGGGAAGATAATTTTATGAACATCATCAACGCCCCATCCGTCTACCTGGTCGGCAAACAAGAACTCAACAGCCTTGATTGTGCTGAGTTTCTGGAGGCTCACGGAGTTGAATACTGGAACAGCGACACCGACAATGCTAGCGAGCATCTCGTGGAGATCGCTGGCCGATTGTGCTATATGAGCTTTGCCAAGCCTCGACCAGGTGGCAACAAGGCTTATATCGAACACATCTTGGAAGTGGGTCACGGCTCAGTTCTTGAGCATGCGGTTTATTCCATGATCTTCACAGGTGTCTCCAGATCGCTTACGCACGAGCTGGTCAGGCATCGTGCTGGCATGAGTTACTCGCAGCTCAGTCAACGATATGTGGACGAGTCGGACTGCGCTTTTGTGCGACCACCGGGCATCAAGCCGGGAAGCACGCCAGAAGCGATCTGGGCACAGGCCATTGGCCGAGCGCAGGGACATTACGAGGCGTTGTGCGAAACGCTGGAATACAACGATTTTGCCGACATCGACAGCCCGACACTTCGACGCAAGAAATCTCGCGAGGCCGCTCGCGCTGTCCTCCCAAACTGCACAGAAACCAAGATCTTTGTGACTGGCAACGCCAGAGCATGGAGGCACTTCCTTGAACTGCGTGGCTCAATTCATGCGGACGCTGAGATTCAACGTCTGGCAATTGCAGTTCTGGACGTATTGC